TTCTTGTCTGTACCAATTCTTTAGATTTAAACCAGCAGAATTACTTAAAAATCCTTTGTAGCTATACTTGCCATCATTTATGTCATTAAAGCCCATTGGTAGGTCTATTTCAAGCACATATTCATTATTGTTAGTAATATAGCTTTCTGTTGTTAAGCTTATAAAAGTTGACTGTAAATCGATTTTAAAGTTACTTACATCTGCACCTGCAATAGTAGATTTCCAATAAGGAGCTGAAGCGTCACATAAAATAAGTTCTACTACTAATTGACCAGTTATGGGACAAACTGGTGTTTCTACATTTACGTTAGCTTTTGGATCAGCAGGGTTAAATGCTTCAAAATAATAATGATCTCCAGTGTTCACTGCTTCTTTCCATACTTTATTATTATCTAAGAAATATGAAGGACCAGTCGTAGGATTAACTTGTATTTTTAATAAAAACAACGCATCTGGTCCACCAGCAGGAGTACCTAATCCTACAATATCAAATCCTATATTAAATATATCACTTGAGTTAACATTTGGTAAATTATTTGGAGATACAGAAACATAAAAAGGATTAACAGTTAAATCATGGCTTAAAATAAAAGAATTATACTTTCTTTCAGGATAAGGCTTTATATAATTAGTGCCACCATTTCTTACTTGTGTCCACCCAAAAGCATTACTTACTGTAGGTGAAACATAGGTATATATCTTTAAATCCCAATTAGTAGCATAGTTGCTAGGATTTTCAATAGTTTTATTAAATCTAATCTTATTATAACCTTTTCTAATTAACTTAAATTGGCTATTATCTACAAAATATAATCCTGTGTCATTTCCTGAATATCCTTCAATTATACCTTTTATATCATATATATCATTTCCACTTACTGTTCCATCACTATTATATATAGTAACATAATAAGACTCTTGTGCAAATTGAGTTAAAGATACTATATGCCAATTGCCATTAGCTTGAAACAATCTTGCTCCAAAGCTCTTAGTTATTATTGTTAATATATCTAAACAGCTTAATGTTTCTTGATTATCATTAACAATAGTTGCGTAATTTATATAAGTTTGGTCTAATGGTTCAGCATTTAAATTACCTGTTCTATTGGTCATGCCTTCGGCATAAAAACTTATACCACTTATAATATCATAATCTAATGGATATTCTAACTCTAATAAACAATCCTTTATAAATGTTATTGCTTTTTGTACTTGTGTTAAGTATATAGTGTTAGGTAAATCGTACTTAATTCTTTCTAACATACCTAAGCCATCTATAGCACTAAAAGACAGTTCTTTTCTACCTGTATTAAATGAAAACTGAACATCATCGCTTATAGACCATCCTTGAAAATCTGTAACACCTCCTGATACAACCTTAACAAAATACTTTCTGTCGTTTAAAGTTGTAAAATTTGGCATATTATCTATATCATCAGTAACATCAATAGACACATTTAATTGACTAACATAAATAGGCTCAAACGTATTATCACTATTAGGTATATATTCTAATTGTAAACCTGTAGCTTGATACTCTATAGTGCTACCTACATATCCATCTTCGTAAAGATAAACTGTACTACTAACGTTGCTTTTACTAGCTGTATTTATTATATATTTAACTGCGTATGCCATTACCCTCTTCTAATATTTAATGATGAATTAGACCTTTGCATAGCCAAAACTAAGTCTTGTCCTCTTAATACAAACTGACCATTTCCTCCACCACCAATTAAATCTTTTAATTTATCTAAAGGAGCTATAACCTCAGGGTTATTTTGAGCACCTGGATATTCACCCATAAGACCCATAGTTGGACCTGATACAATACCACCATTTGCAAATGCTGTAGGATCAACAGCAGATTGCTTAAGTCTATTTTTAATTATAGTACCTAATGCAACAGCTCCAACACCAGCAGCAATAGCTACAAATGGGTCAGGAGATGCAAAAGCAATTTGTAATAATGTTCCATATTGTATTAACATTTTACCAATGTTAATTAATGCGTCAGCAAGTAATTTCTGAAAATGCTCAAGTGGTTTAATTTCTCCACCGCTTAAAGCATTACCTATGTTTTCAGCTAATGATGTTAAAGAATCAGCTAAAAAGCCTGATATTGAATTACTAATCCCTTGAGAAAAACTTTCCCATCTTTCTGTAGTTCCTTTTAATTTACCATCTAATTTATTAAAAAACTCTAAAAATTGTTGTAAAGCTGTAGGATTTAAAGCACTATAAGCTAAAGCCCCAACCTCAGCCATAGCTTTTTTTATAGAATTTTGTTGTGCACCAACATTATTTCTATTTAGCTTTAATTCTGTAGCTAATCTTTGTTCAATATTTTTAATTCTCTGATTAGAAAAATATACTTGACTTTTATATAAATTTTGATCTTCTTTATTTTTAATAACTCCAAGTGCCTTATAAATTTCAGCAGATTTATTTGCATAAGCAATATCATCAATAACCTTTAAATCAAGTAAAAATTTATAACCAGCTAATTCTTGTGTAAGTATTACTTTTTGTTCTTCAAGATTATCAAAGGCATATTTCATTCTATTTTCATAATAAGATTTTGTATTTTCTAAAATCTTATCTTGACTTTCTTTTTCACTTTTTTCAACAGTTTTGGTATTCTTATCAGCCTGTTCCATTAATTTTCTACCAAATTCCTGTTTATTTATTATTCTTTGACCTTCATAATTAGCTTCAATATTTACTAAGTCTTTACCTAATGTACCTTCTATTCTTGCCCTTTCTTTAGCAATTCTTTCTTCTTCATTAATAATTAGGCTACCATAATAAAAAAACATATCTAAATCATCCTTATATATTTTTTGTTGTGTTTTTAAATTATCTAATGCAGATGTGCTTACTTTTTCTTTATCTCCTTTTTTGCCACCAGTTTTAGTATCTTCAAATAATTTAGCAAATACTATATTGTTATCTATGATATCTTTATATAATTCAGTTTCATCATTTAAATCTTCTTGTTCTTTTTTTAAACCATTTAATAAGTCTGTAGTCTTTTGCATCTCTGGCAAAGCATTTATAATAGGTCCAAATGGACCATTTGCAGGTAAATCATTTGCAAACTTATAAAACTGCTCAGTAAGAGAAAGATTATTATACATTGCATAATTTACGGCTGTTACACCTTTGCTATTTGCTTTGTTTTGTTGAACTGTAATTTTATTTTGCTTAATTGTAAGTTCATTTTGCTTTTCTCCAAGTTCAATTAAAACTTTTTCAGCAGCTTTTACTTTAGCATACGCCCAAACAGCTTCTCTTAACTTATCATAAGATTCAGCAGCCTTTCCAAGAGCAATATCCTCAGCAGAATAAAATCCAAGTAATCCTGGATATTCTTTTTTTAACGATTCAGCAGCACTAATTCTATCACTCATTGATACAGTTACATCTTGCGAAACTCTATAAAGAGAATCTAATTCTACTGTTTCTGTTGCATATGTATTAGCTGCTTCTTTTGAGTAGTCTGTAGTAAGTTTTACAGATTCACCAAATTTAATGAGCCCCATATCCATAGCAGTTATAGCAGCTACAACTGCGGAAAATGCAAAATATGCAGCACCAGCACCAGTTGCTAAACTACCAAATAAAGCAGGAAGGTTATTTTGTATACCTCTAAAACCATAAGGCAAATCTTGCACAACTAAAGCTAATGCAGACCATTGTTTATTAGATTGTTTTAAAGAATCTCCACTATTAGTGATAGCAGAAGTAGCTCCGTTTGTAGATGATTTAGTTGTTGCTAAAATTCCATTTAATGAATTATAATTTTGAGATAAAGTAGCAATAGCTGCAATTTGTGGGTTAACGCCATTTGCAACAAGAGATACCATATTAGCTTGTAAAGCTTTTTGAGCATTAGCAGCTTGTTTTGAAGCAGGACCAAATACTAAAATAGCTGCTTCTAGCTTATTAGCATTTTTTTGAATATTATCAGCAATTTTTTGAAACTCTTTGTCAGTTCCATTAAATTCACCAATCATCTGATATAAAGCATCTTTAACCCCTTTAAAGTCCAGGTCTATTTTTAAGTCTACTTGATTATCTGCCATTATGCTATTTCTTTAAATTTCGTATTTTTTTATGAGCTCTTTAAGTTCGTCCGGTGTCATAACTCTTTGTTTCACAAAGTTACGATTATCGCAATCAAGTGGCAAAAGCTCATTTGGCTTTATCTTTTTTCCTTTTGGTAGCTGTATGTTTAATAAAATAGATGTTTGCCATCTTGCCCTTAACCATTCTTGTTCTTCTTTATGTCGATAACCATACCATATAAAATCTAACTCAGCCATCGTCATATCCCAAAACAAATGGGGAAGCACTTGGCACTCCCCCATTGTATATCTTTCAATATCAATCCACTCTAATTTTTTTTTACACCGTCTTTTGCAGCTTTCTTATTAGTAGGTTGTTGAACACCACTATTCATACTTTCAGCAAGAGCAGCCATAACATCTTGGAACTTATTACTTCCTAATCCACCCATATCATCAATCCAGTCACATATTTCTATGTCTGTAAAGCTTGGAGTTATCCCTTGACTATACAATGGATATTCTGCTGCTGATTTAAGCAAATTAGTAATCGCATCTAAAGATTGATTACCTGACAATGCTTCTGATATATCTGATGGTCCTATACCTTGCAGTTGACAGAATCTTTTTAAAGACCATGTACAAAACCTCATAGGTATCTTACTCCCATCGCTAAGGGATAGTTCAAAATGTCCTCTCATATTTTGGTGTTTTTGGTGTTATTATGCGTTAGTAGCCTGAGTCAATGCTCCTGTTCCTGTAAAAGAAACTGAATATGTTGCTGGAGATTCCATATCAGCAGTAATATCCAAACTTTCTATAAATGCAAGACCAGACCAAATTAAGTCACCTACTATTGGAGTTGAACCATTAACTGTAGTAAACTTAACAGTAACTGCTGTTCTGTTATTCCATGCAGTGAAAATATCTCCTACAATATAACTTGCACCTGATGGATCAACCGTTGCAAGACCATCTGTAGTTAAAGACCAAGACTTTAAACCACCAATTTGATCAGCCCATCCACCACTTGATTTAGTTGTTGAATCTGGTAAGTCTGCACTTACTGATAAAGAACAAGATGTAGAGTGAGCTACAACTTCAGTTCCTACTAGAACTACTAGATTTGTACCGTTAAAAATTCCTGTTGTTGGCATTTTATTTTATTTTAATTTTTTTATAATATTTGAGTTACAAAATGTTCGAATACAATTACTCTTTTAAACACATAAGCTTCATCTACATAGTCAAAGGTAGCTTCATTTGATACCATTCTACGAGTGACTATTTTAAAGTCAGGAGAAGCACTTGGGTAATTCGGCACATTAACGCCTATGATCACTAACAATTCGTTAGCCCACTGGTCTACCGATTTCTGCCCTACTTCACCTGACTTAAATGTTCTATAGACAATATCAAATTGAATAGTAACATCAAAGTTAAAACTCTGTTTGTCGCTATTCTCAATAGATGTTTGACTACTAATGATTAAAAACGGAGGCTCTACATCGTCAGGTGCAATAGTATCGTAAACACCCAAAGAATAACTTTGTGATGCTAACTTATCTACATAAGCCTTTCTTATAGCGTATCCGCAATCTTTCATTAAGCTTCTGTTTCCTCTTTTACTTCCTCAGGATTTTGTTCTTGAGCAAGTTTTGATAAGAACTGAGTTAAAGGTAAACCAAATTTAGTTGGCATTTCTTGAATAAACGCGTCTAATTGTTTTACCTGCTCTTCGTTTAATGTAATTGTCATGGTATTGATTTTTTACAAATTTAACGAAATATATTTA